GTTTGGAACAAAGACCCGATTAGAGCCAAAGTTCACATACTGACCACCTTGAGCACCAAGTTTTCTGGTTCCTCGTTTTCCGGTTTTCTTTTTCTTCCGGATTGCGGGGCGCACGCTATTTCCACGCGCTGCTCTCCTAGGGACCGACCCTCTTTGAGGAAACGGTCTCTGGATATTAGCTGATCTAACGCTACTAGGATTCCTACTACGGAAAGTACTCTGATACAACGGAACTTGTTGCACTTGTGAGAGCTGGTTAGCACTTGGGTTAACCACCGTAGCTTTCTTTGTTTCATTGGCGCTGGTTGCAATTATACTTGCCAATCCTCCTGCTATTCCAAAACCAGGATGGATCCCTGCTGCCGCCGATAAAAACGGCGCAACAGTGCCAGCAACCTTACCAACTACTGATTGAAACCACTCCCCGAGTGGATTCATTGATAACTTCACACCAGCAGGCATATCCCTCATCGCACAACAGTACAAATTGAGGGCCTCAGAATCAAGTCCTGGAGACGGCTTTGCCAATACCACCAGAGGCTTATTAAAGGGTGTGGGGAATACTTCAACATAAACATTCCAGTTAATTACAAGTGAAGTAGATAAACTAAGCCCTGTAAAATAAGCACCAGTCATATCAAATGGTGCCCAAAAACGGGGAATAGGGTGCGACACCGTTCCTGTACCAAGAGTAAAAGTTTTCTGATTGGTAAGGACACATGGCGTGTCCGCTTGTGATAAGGCCTGTATTTCATTATTACAGGCTGCATAATCAAAAATTGGGGGCTGAATAGGGGGGTTACTTACATCGTTTAAAGTACAAACACAATAACATCCTTCAGCTGCTTCCCATTGTTTAGATCCCGCTAGCAGAAGCGCTGCTGCGGTAGTACCAGGTGGTTCTGAAGCCAATAGAACATCAGCTCCTCCAGATTGAACCCAATTGACGGCAGTTGAGCCGTAAGGCAAAAACATGGCCTCTTCAATACCTGGTTGGGGTTGCTTGTATACAGTAACAAGACCCTGTTTATTTAAGGGGCTAGTAGTATTAACTACTTCAAAACCCATTCCAATCACTCTGGATATACCTAATCCATAACCAGCAACTCCGTTGAAGTCGAGTGAAAGACTACTCAAATCCGTTATTTGAGCTGCATTCGAATTGCCATAGGTTGTATTCCCAGTCTGACAAGCCAACGCTGTTATCCCGCCAAGTTGATAATTGGCTATGGCGGGAGTGGTGATGGTAATAATACCTCCATCTTTAATTGTGGCAGGTGTACCACCCACTTGATCTACCAGGGGCCAGGCGACTATATTAACATCCCAAGTCCCTGTTGTAATACTGCCCGGACAAGCAATCGTAGTGCTCTGTTTAACACATTGTACAACACTTGGCGATAGCTCCATATCAGGATAGCCAGCCAACTCAACGGGTGTGTCATGGAAAGGGTCGGTCGCACATATAAACCAACTCTTCCCTTCAGGTGAAATAAGCTTCGAATCAACCAATTTCTCAAGACTCGCATTTTGTGGTCTTTTTCTTTGTGAATTCATCTCCTTCTGTTTAAAGAGATTTTTATTCCGCGCTGGGGACTTCCCAGCCAGGAGGTGCGGAATAGCCTCCTGATGTCATAATATATATTCTTCGAGCTCACATTTTATTAATGAGCCCTTAGAGGTGTCCCATCCAAACCAAAACTTCATCAAGTCAAAGTCAGTTGGGACCCAAGTATCTAGGAAACCGTTTATATGCATGTTTTCTGTTTGATCAAACATATGTTTCCTAATAATTTTCAAAAGAGCAGGTTGAAAGGCAGCGAGCACCAGTAAGGAAGTCCATTTACTCCATTTAGCTGGTGCATCCTTAACGCTGCTATCCTTCGCCATCGCACAAATGATTCGATCTGAATTAAAATCATGGCCAATTCCGTATGGAGTATTTATAAAAATACCTCCAAGGAACTTTAGGCCAATTACCGTGTCTTGAACTTTACACTCATCTTTCTTAAATAACATACCAAAACGGGTGTATCCCGCGTCAAGGTAGTTTTCGATCGAACCATATCGCTTGGTTACAATATCAACATAAGTTGGGCTATACATGCCTAGAGAATCATCTCCATACAACTTATATTCAACATGTTTTCGTATCTTATACAAAGTAGTGGCACATCCGTCCAATTCAAGGCAAATATTATATACCTTCAAAAACGAATGCCACCACGTATTATCATACGTTGTGGAGTCCTGACCTGACTTATTTCCACAATTTAAGAGAATTATTTGCCCGCTAGGCAAAATAACTATAGACTTGGCTTTATTTAAGTAGTTGTACACCAGTCTCTCCCAATTCTCCGGTGTTTGGTCTTCCGGTCGTAAACAACAAAAGCGGAAGGCACATATGAGCGCAAAAGCTAATCTAGTCACTCGGCCATCCCATTTAGTAACATCACCTTCTACCTTCTTCCACAGTTTTCTCTCAAAGAAATTTCCAAGAATTGTAAAACCACCATGGGTTCTATCAAAACCTATAGCGCTCCAACTTTCATACTGGGGCATTTTATTATTAAAATTTTGGCACAACCGCTGGCCATACCAACGGTGCTGTGCATCGGGAAACATATAAGTACGACAATTCTTCTCTTCAAGTTTCTTCTTTGATAGCATCTCAATCTTCCCAGATGCCTTCCAATATACCGGAAGTTGTCTGCGGTGGGCCATATGCCAACAGGCTAAATAGGACTCATGGTTATATAGCCACGAGTCCCGAACATTTCTATGTTCATATTCATTACTAGGACCTGTAGAGCTACTCATATTTGCTCTCACCTCATGCGGTTCTAAAATCCGCGTATTCCCAACTAGTGGGTTGTGCATCTCCAACATTAAGTCAAAAGTATGCCCAACTAACTTTGGGTCAAGGTTCACTTCTGGGTCAACGTCAAACCTAAGTGATGCCTTATTAATCATCTCATGGGTTGGGAAC